GGCATTATCATGAGCGGTTTGACCCTGTTCGCATTTTCTCAGCTGTTCCATTTCGTTCTCCAATGAGCCTGGAAACCTCATTATAACAACACGCAAAGCCGAAGCTAATACCAATATGATTTAGGGCTGCGCTTTGCCTGCAACAACACGAAAACCCGATAACCCTAAAAAAGCCCGCTCAGTGGCGGGCAAAGGAACACTGATGGCGTCAGTATTCGGAGGAGATTGGATGCGCCCGGTGGGCGCGGCGACCTGCAGAAACGACAAAGCCCCGCACGGTGGCGGGGCTTTGGTTTGCATGTATCGCATTAGAGCACTTATTAGACATTATCCCTTACTTTTGCGCAATAGGCTTTTTCGCCTTTTTCGCTTATCCGCCTTTGCGCCTTTGCTCCTTTGTTCTTTTGCGCCTTACCGCATAGACCTCGCCCACCCAGCCCGGGCGCCCTGCAGGCTCCCGAAGCCCTCGACCTCGTGGCCACACCCACGGCAACGAGCACCCCACTTGCCGCCCGTCTCGAAGTAGCGCGGCAGCATGGCCGCCTTGCACGTGTGCCGATCCATATCGGGATCATTGATCAGTTCCCAGGAGGCCGCCGCCGCGACCTCGCAGGTCGTCACCTCGCCGCGATGGCGGCAACCCGGGCAGGCGTACACCCTGCGCCCCGTCTGCGGATCTAGGCGGCGCTCCGGCTGGCCACCACACTGCGAGCAAGGCGTCATCACAGCCCCCGATCCATCAGCACAAACCGGAAACCCGCCAGCTCCTTGCAGAGCGCGGTCAGGGCGTCCCGATCCATCGCGAAAACCTCGTTGCGCATCACCTGCCAGCGCGGGCACCAGTGCCGGTCCCAATTCGGCGTCGAGACGCCCAGCAGCTCGCGCAGGCGGCAGGCCGCGTGCAGCTCCTTGCCGGCATTCACGAAGCGTTTCGCATCCTGCACCGCGAGGTGCGCCAGGCCCTTGGCCTTCTGCCTGGTCTTCGCCTGCACCTTGCCGAGCTGCGGCTCGTAGCGCGCCCACAGCGCCACCACGGCGCCGGCCTCGTCATCCCAAGCCCGCGAGTCGGCGTAGGCGTAGCGGATCCAGTGCTGATGCTCCGGCGCGAGCTGGCCGACCGCGCGGACGATACGGGCATCCTGAAAGGCCAGCGGTCCCAGCGGGATGCTGCTTTTCTTCTTCGGGCGGGTCTCGCTGGCGATCACGCGCGTGGTTCCTTTCGCCAGGGCGGCGACGTAAGCGGTAGGCAGGCGCCCCGGCTCCGCACCCTCGACCGGGCACTCGGCCCGCTCCTCGAGGATCCGCGCCGGCACGGCGTCACGAGTGTTTTCGATGGTGTAAGCCGCCACCCGCTTGCCGTCGTCTTCGCGGAAGTGCTGCGGCCCCAGGAAGGCACCGAGCACCAGGTCGCGCATGACGGCGCGATCGTGCGTCGTCACCGCCGGCACCCGGCGAGGGGCGGCAGCGACCGGAGCCAGATCGACCGGCTCGTCGATCACGTAGTAGGTAACCGGGGCCGGGCGGGGCTTTGCGGGGCGCGGATAGCGCGAGAGGCTTAGCGTTTGCATCGGGCGGCCTCCTGGCGGTCGTGCTTGTCCTGGCAACTGGTGCAGCGGTGCGCTGTCGGCACGGCCTGCAGGCGGCCGGGGTGGATCTGGCCACCACAGCCAGAGCACAGCCCCGACGACTCGCTATAGCCCGAGCGGATCCAGCGATTGCCAAGGGCCACGGCATCACACCGGCGGGCGCGGGCATCCATGAAAGCCGCGCCAATGTCGAGCTGCAGGTCGACGACCCGATCGCAGGCATCAGGCATGGAACAACCCCAACGGAGCAGGACCGCCAGCGCCGTGCAGCAGCCGATCGGCATACCCCTCGAACTCCTCGACCACCCGCGCATTCAGCTCCCGCCACCAGGCCTCGGCGGCCTCCTGGTCGTAGGCGTCGAAGAACTCGGCGGCGGCCGCTGGCGTAGGGAACAGCTTCATCGCTTCGCCCTTGGCGCCGAAAACCCGCCCCTCGAGGCGCACCGCGCAGCTATCCACGCCGCGAGCGGCCTCGTTCACGGCCAGCAGCACTACATGCGGGGCCACTTTGAAAACCTTGATCCAGTCGCTCACTGCTGCGCCTCCTTGCGTGACGGGATGCTGACAAACTGTTCAAAAGCGTGACGGTCACGCCGGGCGAGATCCGCCACATTGCGCAGAATCAGCGTGATGGCCTCGGCCTGCTCCTCGAAGCCGCCGAGCTCGCAGATCAGCGCGAGATCCGCCTGCGTACCCTTGTAGGCCTCGAAGGTCACCGGCACCGCTGCGGCGCGCTGCTTGGCCGCTTCATCGCGGCGACGCTTGCGGCGCTGGCGGATTCGCGCATGCCGGCGCTTTCGCTCCTCGGGCGTCTCGTTGGCCGGGGCCGGCTCCTCGAGGTCGAGTGCCAGCTCCTCGAGGTCGACGGGCTCCTCGACTTGGTCGAGCGGGGCGTCAGTCATTGGCCACCGCCTTGCCCTGATCGAGCAGCAGCTGCAGCGCGGGAAGGGGGCGGCCGGTACCGGCGGCGACCGACGTCAGCTCGTTGATCATGGCGAAGACAGCGTCGACGCCCTCCTTGAGCATGCGATCGACCTCGGCGGGGTCATCGTTGCGGTCATAGCGGCCGTTGTGCGAGGGCTTGGCGGCGGCGATGAACTGGCCGACCTCCTCCATCACCTCGCCGATACGCGCAGGCACGGCAGCGGCCGGGGCGGGCGAAAGGGTAGGAAGGCGCAGATTCGGCACGCCGATCAGCGCGAGGCACGCCTGCTGCGCGCGTGCAGCTTCGGCAGGCGGCAGGCAGTCGAGCCAGACTTGTTTCCACTCGAGCGGGAAGGGGGCGGTGCCGTTGAAGATCCGGTTTAACCGCTGCCCCCAGGCCTTGCGGCTGCGCAGGTACTCCTCGCCGTCGGCGGGCTCTGCCAGTGGCTCGACCAGATCGGCAGCAGCCAGAGCCGGGGCGAGGCGCTCGTGGGCGAACTTTTCGACCGACCACTCCGAATGCCGAAACCACAGATTAGTGGCCTCGAGCACGATTTCCCGCTCTGTACGTGCCGCCATAGCACTTTTCCCCTCGTTGTGGGTCTAAATGTAGTTATGGCGACATTTTCTGTGTACAGAACGAAAGAAGCAAGATCATTTGGCTGCGCTGAATGGAAGTGTTGCCTATTCAGGATGGACAATAGAAAGGGACTGAGAGGGGCCACCATGAACCAAAAGTTTTCTATCGGGCCGGCGATACTCCGGCGCCGACAAGCGCAGCACTGGTCGCTCCAACGCCTGTGCGACGCGGCAGACAATGTCGTCTACCCAAGCGCGCTATCTGCCATCGAGAAGGAAAAGAGCGTCCCTACCGTGCTGACGGCCTACGCATTGGCGAAGGCATTCGGCACCACTATCGACGCGCTTATCGAGGAGTCACTCGGCGAAACCCAGGCGCCGGCCGCGCCGGCCGAGACGGTAAAACGGGTGCCGGTCATCCCGTGGGAAATGGCCGCTGAATGGGCTAAAAGCCCCGTCATAGAACGGCTTCCGACGGGCACGCCTTGGGTGCTGGCACCGGACAACCCGCCCGGGGCGGTGTTCGGCTTGGTGGTTCGCGACGACACCATGCACGCGCCCAGCGGCCCCGCCTTTCCGGTCGGGTCGGTCATCTTCGTGGATCCGCGACAGGAGGCCGAGGCCAACGACCTGGTGGTCGGTTACACCGTCACCCCGGCCGAGCCGACCTTCAAGAAGTTGATCCAAGACGGTTCGCAGCGGTACCTTCGACCGTTAAATCCACAGTTCCCGCCGATCTCTGTCGACGGCAACTTCAAGGTGATCGGGCTGGTCACCGGCATGCGCATGAGCATCGCCAAAGGCCTGATTCGATGAACTGAATTTTAGGGTGGTTCTGTGAACTGAAAATATGGCGTAGACTGCGGGCTTAATCCCGCAGCATCACCTTTTCAGCAAGGCGGAAAAGAAAAAGCCCCGGGGCTGGTAACCTCGGGGCTGATCTGAAAACGTCGCTGGTGGGCGAACTGACAAAAACTCTAAGTGCTTTACCCCGTTAGAGATTTTCCCTGTTTTGCGGGCAGGAGAAGATCAGGGCATAAGCGCTTCAACACGGTCAGTCTAAACCCCATCACTGCAGCGTCAACGGATTGTTCTTTTGTGCTTTTGCGTTTTTGTGCAAAGGAACATCATGCAGAACACGAAGGACGACGCGAGCGCACTGGCCCGGTTCTACGCCGAGCGGTTCCGTTCCGACCCCTGGTCACTGATCGACTTTTTCGACGCCGATATCGCCGACGTGGCGGCATCGGTCGGCATCCGCTGGTCAGCGATTCGCAACGAGATCGGCCTGCGCGGCGACAAGGCCCGCCCCAAGGGCAAAGACGGCGTAACCGACAAGATCCACCGGGGCAAAGTCATGGCGTGGGGCGACACGAAGCGCGCCGACGACTTCGACTATCCCTTCTTCACCTTCAACAACAACAACCCGGCCTATGGTCACGCGACCTGGTCGGGCCTCGCAGCGCTGGCCGAGCTCTACAAGCGCGAAGGCGGAAACGTCACCAGCGAGAAGCACCAGCAATGGCTGGCCCGTCAGGAAGAACAGCGCGCCAAGCGCGAAGCCGCGCAGAAAGAAGCCGAGCAGCGCCGGGCCGAAGCCGAGGCGCGGATCCACCGCGAGCGGCTGGCCTATGAGGCCGCCTGGCACTGCGGCGGGCGCCACGAGTTCGAGTACGAAGCCGGCGGCAAGATCCGCAAGGGCTTCGTCGAGGTCATCGGCGAGGAGGACGGCAGCGCCCCTTACCTGAAAGCGAAGCAGATCGCGGCGATCGCGTCACGCTTCAAAATGCAGCGTATGCGTGACAGTCACGGCGAATTTACCGCCGTTCCGCTGTTCAATATCTCCGGCGCGTTCCTCGGCCTGCAGCGCCTCTATGCCGACAAGAAGCTGCAGGGCACCGGCGTCAAGATGGACGGCGCCCATTGCATCCTCGGCGACCTCGAGAACGCCGACCGCCGCTACAGCGCCGAAGGCTTCGCCACCGGCGCCAGCGTCTATCTGGCCGAGCTCGAGGCCGGCAACGAAGTGGCCGTCGTGGTCACCTTCAACGTCGACAACCTCGGCAAGGTGCTGCGTCTGTACGCCAAGCACTACCCGGCCTGGCGTTTCCACAACGCCGCCGACAATGACCAATGGAAGCCCCAGGCCGGCAACGCCGGAGTGCTCGCCGGCCTCGAGATCCACCGCGAGCTGCAGCACCCGGCCATCGTCCCCAACTTTGCCGCCAGCCCCGAGCTGTTCGGCTGCAGCGCCCAGCAAATTGCCGAGCTGCGCGCGCAGAACCGGGCGCCGGTCATCGGGTTCAGCGGTGAAGAACTGGCCGCGTTCAAGGCCGCCCGCAAAGGGCCGACCGACTGGAACGACTACCACGTCGCTTTCGGCCTCGAGGCGACCGCCAAGGCGCTGCGCGCCCGCGACAACGTCGTGCGCGCCGAGAAAGACTTCTTCGATTACGCCCTGCAGCGGCTCAGCTATTCCGGCGTCACCGCCGAGAAGGCGGCGAAGTCGGCCATCAGCGCCGGCATGCTGCTGTCGCCGATCAAATACACCTACAAGGACGTGCGCGATCGCGTGCTCGCGTGCATCCCGAAAGCCGCTGGCGTCGACACCTTCAAGATCCGCCGCTTCGCTCACTGGCTGGCAAAGCAGAAGCTCGAGCAGGCCCATGCGCTGCGCAGCTTCACCCCGGCCACCCTGGCCAAGGCTCACGTGCAGCACCTGCGCCTCGAGGGCATCCGCTCCGACAAGCACGACAGCATCCTGCTGCCGCAGCACCTGGCCGACCTGGTCGAATCGCTCGAGGGCATGATCATCGTCCGCGCGCCCATGGGTTCGGGCAAAACCGACGACCTGATCAAGCCGATCATGCAGGCCGCGCCGAAAGCCGCTTATATCGCCCACCGCGTCTCGCTGCTCGATGACGCGGCCGCGCGCCTGAATATCCAGCATTACCAGCAGGTTTCGGCCGCGTGGATGCGCGACGTCTCGCACCTGGCCTGCTGCGTCAACTCGCTGACCCATCCGAAGTTCTACAACACCGACGAGCGCAGCTGGTTTACCACCGTCGACACCCTCTGCATCGACGAGGCCAGCCAGGTGATCAGCCACACCGCCACCGGGCCGGTCGACGGCCGCGTGCGCGTGTTCGACGAGCTGCTCGACGCGGTCGCCTCGGCGCGCCGCGTGCTGCTCTGCGACGCCGACGCCAACGATTCCGTGGTCGAGTTCTGCGAGCTCGCCCGCCCCGGCCAGACCATCACCATCATCGAGGTGGCCGGCAAGCACGATCACATCCGCATCGACCACACCGACGACGAGACCGCCTGGCAGGTCGCATGTGATTGGATCTGCGCCGGCAAGAAGGTGCTGGTCGCGAACGATTCGGCCGAGTCGGCCAAGAAGCTGGCCGCCTTCGTCGAGGACCGCGTCAAGGCCGGCGAGGTCAAGCCGGTGCGCATGCTCCTGGTGCATGCCGACAGCAAGGCGGATCCAGACGTCGAGGCCTTCCTGCGCAACCCCAACGAGGAGGCCGTCAAGTACGACGCCCTGATCTACTCCCCCGCGATCAGCTCGGGCGTCTCGATGAAGATCAAACACTTCGAGCACCACGTCGGGCTTTTCAGCGGCAACACGGTCAGCCCCTCCGATGCCATCCAGATGCTGCGCCGCGACCGTTCCGCCCGCCGCTACCTGGTGGGCATCGGCCACAGCTCAGCCCAGCGCCCAACGGATCCGGCCGCCATCTATCGCGGCCTGATGCAGCTCGACGAGGTCACCTTCGACTTCGAGCAGGACGGCGACGAGGTGCGCTTCGTCAGGAAGAAAACCGCTTTTGATCATTTGTACCTGACCACCGTCACCGGCGAGAACAAGGCCCGCAACGACTTCGCCAACAACCTGCTGCTGATGCTGGCGGCCGAGGGCTACCAGGTCGAGCGCGCGGATCTCGACAACCCCGAGCGCACCCAGGAGAGCCGCAGCAATCGCAAATATGCCGGCGAGCTCGTCTTCGCCAAGCGCATGGATCTGCTGACCAGCGTCGAGGTGCCCGACGACGACACGTTCGCCCGCCTCAACCGCCAGGAGGTCCGCAGCGAGACCGAAAGCGCCCAGGTCGACCGCTACCACCTCGCGCACCAGCTCGGCGTTGACGAGCCCACCCCTGACGACGTCGCCTTCTATGACGATCGCGGGATCGCGAAAGTGGTCGCCCTCGAACTGGTCCAGGCTGACGAAGCCCAGGCCAAGGCCTACGACCAGGCCCAGCGCAAGGCGCGCGTGGTACTGACCCAGCACCGCTACAAAACAGCCACCCGCGCCTTCCTGGTGAAGGTTTTCGAGATCCTCGGCGTCGATCGCTTCACCGGCGCCGGGGAGTTCACGTCGGAGCAGTGCCGCGCGGTGCTCGCCACCATCACCGAGAGCCAGGCCGCACTTGATGCCTACAACGCGCTCAAGGTCGGCCGCTTCATTCCGAGTCTATCCGCGAAGGTCTGCGCCACGACGGTGGTCAAGTCGATGCTCGAGCGCTTCGGCTTGACCGTGCTCAAGCGAAAGACGAACGGCGGCGCACTTTTCTCGATCGATGCCGATAAATGGTCATTCGTCATGGCCTATGTCTTGCGTCGCCAGTCGCTCGGCGTCCATTCCTTGACGACCCACGAGAGCGCCTCGGACTACACCCCCAAGCTGTCGCCCGAAGCCCTCGAGGAACAGCCTCAGCCCGCACAGGACGCGGCCCCCAGCGGTAGGGATACTTTGCATTGTGAGGGTGTAAGCACAGAAGGAAAGTATCCCTTGGCAGTGACGTCTCAGCTGCTCGCTTTGGCTTCTCGCTGTTACCGCCCCTCCGGCATATCGCTGGCGCGCCTGGTGGGGGCGCTGGCGCCGGAGGTGGTGAAGGATTTCGTGACGGGGCGGCATAGCGATATGTCAATTAAACGGACACTTGCCTTCGCCGAGAAACTTCTCCGAGCCCCTGCCCGGTGAGATACTGTACAAACGAACAGCAAAGCAAATTGGCATCATCGCCAGAGGAGGGTAGTCGGTTGATGAGTCTCGAACGAATGGACACCGCCGCAAACAAGATCCGCAGGGCGCAGGCCCTGCTCGTGATGGTCCAGGCCAGCGCGCAGCAGGTCAGCCTCGAGCAGATCCTCGAGGCGGTCGCCTCGGTCCAGGAACTGCAGGAGCAGGCCGCCGAGGCCCTCGAGGAGGCTTACGCCTTACGACAAAAGCCGGGGCAAGCCCCGGCTGTAGATTGCACCGCGAATGGCACCGTCGCGTGCCTGTTCCCTACCTCTGCCCGGCGGCCTTCTTGAAGGCCTCGGCCATGGCGGCCATGCGGTCGGCGTGCTCGGCCGTGGCCACCACCACCCCATTGATCGAGGCGGTCGCCAGATACAGGCCGCTTTCCTGCTTGTGCGCGACGATGCGGGGCTTCGCCTTTGCGACCTGGTCGGGCACTTCGAGGGCCACCGCCTCGAGCGAGTGGTTCGGCGTGGCCAGCGCCTCGGCGGCGATCTCGAGATATTCCTTGATGTTCGGCCGGTAGCTGCCCACGTTGGTGGCGATCGCCTTCTGCGAGATCCGCGCCTCGGGCGCGGCCTTCACGGTCTCTTTCACCCACTGGTGAATGCGGTATAGCGAGGAGCTCGCGCGGATCCGCTCGTGCTCGTCGAGCGCCTGCAGCGCCTCGAGGCGGTTCGCCCACTTGCCCGGCACCGCCCCGGCGGTGGCCACCGGCTCGACATAGTCGATCTTGAAGGCCTTGTAGTGGATCTGCGACTTCATCCCCTCATGCCCGAGCATTTCCTGCCAGAAGACGTCCTCGTTGACCTTCTTCCAGCGCGCATCCTGGCCGAAGTAGCGCTCGAAAACGATCCGCGCCCAGATTGACCGGCTGTCCTTGAAAACCCGCTCCTCGCTGCCGAAAACGCGCTTGGTCAGCGTGTTCAGCGTCTTGGCCACGCGGCGGTTCACCTCGACGTTCGACAGGTGCTGCAGCTCGAGCACCTCGGGCAGCGCGCGCAGCTTGGCGAAGGCCTCGAGCACCTCGTCGGCCCTGACCAGGCTATAGATGCGGAAGGTCTCGCTGTAGTCGACGCCCTCGCGCCGCTTGGCCTGGCCGGAAAACTCGAGCTCGAACTCGCCCACCTTCTTGAAGCGTCCCAGCTTGAGCACCTCGATCTCGCGCCGCCCGGTGGCCAGCGCCAGCCCCAGCGCCAGGTGCGAGAAGTAGGGCGCGGCCGACCCATCGGCGCGCAATTGCTGCTGGCTCAGCAGGCCGTCGATCGTCGCCATAAGCCAGTGGTAATTGATCTCGACCGTATTCGTCGACCGCTCCTCGATGCGCTCGAGCTGCTCGTCGGCCAGGTCGGCCTTGGTCGCGGCTGGCAGCGTCAGGTGGCGCATGATCTCGTGGTCGAGCTTCATCGCGCGGATATCGTCGTAGGCGTCAGAGTCGCCCGCGCGGCGCACCTCGGCCAGTAGGTCGCGGTGGGCGAGGCGCACCTCGCTGATCTGCGCATGCGCGCCCATCGCCTCGAGCTGCTCGGCCCAGCGCGGGTGCCGCTTGGCCATCCGGCCGATCGCCTCCTCGAGCGAGTGGTGCCGCCAGTTCTGCGCGGTGACCGCCTTGCGGATGGTGGTCAGGTACCGGCGATAACTCGACGCCGCGAGCTTGTCCTCCTCCTTGCGCCGGCGGTCCTCGAACAGCGTATTTTTCAGCCTGGCCGCGAGCCGGGTCAGACGCTTGGTCTTGTCGCCCCTGCTCAGCTCCGCATTGCCGTCGATCGCCCGCACGTCCTTTAGCAGCTGCTCGATCAGTTCGCCCAGCTCGACCTTCTGTCTTGATTCCCCACCCATGGCTCGCCCTCCTTTAGGCATACACCGTAAACCCTAGAGCAGATTCTACACACTGCAACCATACACCGCAAGCCCTACTCACTAGCGCCATACACCCAAAGCCATAGGCCATGATCTGCGCCACTGGTAGATAGGGCCACAGGTGCATACACCCCTGCCCCATTCTATACGTA